GCGTCGGATGCCCACTGGCGGTTGGTGGCGTCCTCAAGCAGGCCCTTGGCCTCGCTCGTCATGTAGAGGTCGCCTCCCGCGAGGCCGTGCTTGAGGAACTTGGCGCGCACCTTGCGGAGCTCGCCCTTGATGTTGGCGGTGGTGAGGGTGACCGTGGTCTTGGTGCCGGCCATGAGGCAGGCGTTGCGGAAGAACTCGCGGTCCACGTAGGGGTTGAACACGAGGCGCAGGTATTCGGCCACGGCGCTGGTCGTGAGGAGCCCTGCCGCGTCGCGGTCGTCAACCGCATCGACGTAGAAGGTCTGCTCCTTGTCGTATCCGAGGGTATACGGGGTGTACACGAGGTTGATGTTGCCCTCGCTCTTGAATCGGTTGTAGTCGGGTACGCCCACCTCTTCACCGAAGGTGATCTCGGGCACGCGCACGGTGCGGTTCGCAACGAACTCGGCGCCCTGCACGAAGTAGCGGCCGGAGTACGTTCCGTGGATGAGCAGTTGGTCGAGCTCCGTGAGGAATACGGTCGGGAACTCGGAGACTCTGTAGGGCATGGTTCCTCCTTGGTTGTCGGTTCGTCCTGGTTACTGGTAGAGGTATTCGGTGCCTGCGGCCCTGCGGGCCTTCGCCACGAGCTCGTCGGTAGGCGTCGGCGCGCCGCCCTGCTTGAGCCCTGTGGACCCGGTCTGCTTGGCCGCGAAGAGGTACGGGCATCCCTCCTTGAGCTTCGCAACGTCGCCCTCGTAGTCTTCGAGGAGCGCCTTCGCGGCCTTCTCGTTGACACATCCGGCTAGCCTTAGCGCGCCGCTGACCTTCTCGTCTTCCAGTCGCGCCTCGAGCTCGCCCACCTTCTTGATGGCTTCCTCGCCGCTCTCGGCCTTCTTGCCGGCCTCCTTGAGCTGCTTCTTGAGCTCGGCGATCTCCTCGTCCTTCTCCGCCATGAGGCGGTTGTGGTGACCGAGGTTGATGGCGTCCTCGCCGTGCTTGTCCTTGAGTCCGCCGTCGCCTGGCTCGCCGCCCGCTGGCTGGCCCCCGTCGCCCGGCGTGGGCGTCGGCGTGCCGCCCGCTGGCTCGTTGGCGGTGGGCTCGTTGGCGTTCGGATCGTTCGGCTTTGGCATGTCGTACCCCTTTCTCCTGGGTTTGTCTGCGCGGTTCCCTCCGCGGTTCAGGTGGCCTTTCTGCGCTGGCCGGGCGTGGGTGTAATGTCTCGCAGGTGTCGCCGGGGTCGGGGCATGAAAAAAGCCACCCTCTCGGGTGGCTTGTCGGTCGCTGTGTCGCTGTTCGCTAGTACCAGGATACGGTGCCGGACTCCTTGTACTCGCCGGCTTTCTTGAAGGTTTCGAGCGCGTGGCGCATCTTGTCCCCGTACCACGGGTAGCCCATGGCCTCGTCGCTCGGCGCGGGCTCCGTAACCTCGCAGGTGCCGTCCGAAATGTCGAGGATCGCCGTGCCGGCGTCGTCCGTCTTGCCCTCGATTTCGTAGGCGTAGGTGGCGCGCGTGCCGTCGATGCTCATGAGTCTGTACCTAATCACCGGGCTTCGCTCCTCTCCTCACCCACTCGATGGTCGCCTCTTGGTAATTGTATCTCAGGTTCGCCATGTCGTGGGCCTCTCCCTGCGCGAGTCCCGCTGCCATGTTGGTAGCCTCTTCGAGCTCGTGGCGGAACAGTATGCGGTCGTGCTCGCACACGCCGCGCCCCAGCAGGATCCTCTGCACCGACTGGCTGATCTCGTAGTCCGCGTAGAACCTGCGAATGCCGTTCTCCCCGAGGTCGTGCTTCTCGAGGAACAGGTGGGAGAACGCGCGGCCCGCCTCCTCGCGCGTGAGCCCGCTCGCCTGCGATATGGCGCCCACGACGGTGCCGCGGTCCATCCTGCGCACGGACTCGTAGTAACGCTCCGCGTGCTTGTTCATGCGCTCCACGTTGCCACGTATCGCGCCGGATATGGCCGCGTCCCCGATGCTGCCCTGCTCGGCCCTCGTGAGCGACGGAAAGTCCCGCCCGCTCAGGTCGTTGGCCTTGAGGATCTTGGACAGCTCGCGCTTGGTCGCGGTCTTGGACGCCCCGGCCCTCTCCATGCGACTCGCCACGGACGGCTGTTCGAGGTATTCGTCAACGGTGCGCGAGCTGCCCTTGGGCGCGCTCCCGCGCGTGTCTATCGGGCCCTCGCGGTTGGCCTGCCTCTTGAGCACGTCCTTGTTCTCGTCGCAGAGCTTGGCTAGGCGCTCCTGCTGGCGCTTTAGGCTCTCGCGCACCCTGTTGGCCTCGGCCTGCCTCTTGAGCGTGGGGTCGGCCTCGTACGCTGCCTCCGCCGCCTTTAGCTCGCGCTTGGTGTCGCGTATGCCGCGCTCCATCGCGCGCTGCTTCTGCGTGAGGTCGTATATCTCGGCGTTCGACTTTCCGCTCGGGTGCCGTGGGTTGGGGTGGTAGGCGCGCGGAAGGCCTGGGAACCACGGGCCCCAGTGGTGCCGGCAGTTCACGCCACACAGTCGGTCGCCGAGTGCCGCGTAGGGCCCGGTGCCGTAGTAGCCCGTGCCCTCGCCGAAGTCCTCGTATGTTTTCCCATCGACGGTCACGCGCCCCTTGAGGCTGTAGACGCGTCCCTCCCACTCCTGGTGGCTCGGTCTGGCGCCGTAGTGGCTGGAAACCTCCACGAACTCGCATCCCGTGAGCTCGCACACCTGCATCGTGCGTTCGGCGCAGGCCTGCTGTAGCTGGGAGCGTATGTGCCGGCGCACCGCCACGTCCACGTGGTTGCGCACGGTCTTGTCCCCCGTGGTCGGGTCGCGGTACTGCACCATCTCGATCCCGCCGCGCGCGAGCCTGCGCGTCGCCTGCCTGACCGCCTCGTCCGGGCTCATGAGGCCGGAGGCCACCTGCGTCACCGCCCACGAGCTCTCGCGGTAGAACGCGTCGCGCGCGCCGCTCATGAGGTCAACGTTGTCGCGCTCAAGCATCTGGCAGACGGTGTACACGACGCCGGCGACCTGCTGCGTGGTCACCTTGGGCAGCTCCACGCCGAGGGCCCGCTTCACGATCGCGAGGTCGTGGGCGTCCGATCTCTCAAGCGCGGCCTCCACCTCGTCGCGCACCGCCTTGTTGATCCTGCCCCTGTAGCGTTCCAGCACCATGCGGAGCTGCGGCGCCTGCCCCTGCGCCAGGAGCGCGAGCGCGGTCTGCGCCCGCCACTCCGATATGTCACCGGCGAGCATGGCGCGCACGAGCACGTCGCACATCTCCGCCTCCATGTCGGAGTAGACGCCGCACACGAGGTCGCCGGCGCGCTCTAGGTACTCGGGGTCAAGCATTTACGCCCCCATGTCCATGTCCATCGGCTCAGGCTCGGGCGCAATCGCCTTGGCCTCGGCCTCGTCCATGGCGTAGAAACGCTCGAGGTACATCCACTTGGGCACGATCCCCGCGCTCACCTCCGCCATCATCTGGGCCTTCTCGCTCGCCGTGTCCTGGATGATGCTGTCGTCGAAGTCAACGCGGGCCTCGCATCCCTCTGGGACGGGCCAGCCGTTCAGGATGGACTGGCATTGCAGCACGCTCGCGAGCAACCTCTCTAGCTGCGGCCTCAGCTCGTTCTCGTGCTTGCGTATGTTGCGCATGAAGGCGCTGTTGCTCGCGCTCACCTCCGTGGCGGTGCGCATGCCGCCCGCCTTGTCGTATCTGAAATAGTCCTGCCCGAACCCGGTCAGGTCACCAAGCTCGGCCAGCGCCACGTTGAGCGCGTCCGCCAACTGCTGCGTGCGGATCGTCGGCGAGAACACCTCGAGCATCTCGTTGCCGGGGGTGCTGCCCATCTTCATGATCACGGTGTCCTCTGGGCTCATGGGCACGGCGCGCGTCCTGCCGTCCTCGTCGGTGATCTCGAAGAGCTCCTCGCTCATGAAGACCTTCACCTTCGTGGCGTCTATCTCGCGCTGCATGGAGTCGAAGGCGTTGTCCACGCCCTTGATCGCGTCCACGGCGTCGGCGAAGACGCTCTGGCCCATGTAGGTGCCCTCGGCGTGTATGTTGTCGAGCGCGGGGCGGATGATCGCGAACGTGGGGGAGTCGGTGAGCGTGTCGAAGTCCTCGATTATGTCATCGCTCGCCGTCTCCTCGCTCGTCTCCGCGTCGAAGAGGCGCGTCGTCACGTGGTAGGTTGCGGTCTCTTCGCTCATGACGTGCATCTGTAGCTGGTGGACCTTGCGCCCGTCAACGTAGGCGTCGGTCACGAACGCGCACTCGGTCACGCCGTCGTCGTCCCACGAGAGGGGCAGCACCATGCGGGCGTCGTAGCGCCTCGCGCGTATGTCGCACGTGCCGTCCTCCTGAACGTCGAACCAGAGGGCGAGGGCCCCCGTGCCAACGCCGAACGCGCGCTCGAGGCAACGCTGCGCCGTGGGTATGAGCCTCGTCTCGGTGACCCATCCCTCCAAGAGCTCGGTCACGGCCTCGGCGTCGGTGCCCACCTTCGTGCCGTCGTCGTCAAGGATCGCGGAGGCCCACTCGCGGCAAACCCTGCGCGCGGGGTGCAGCGTGTGCCGACGCACCTTGAAGCGGCGCCCGTTGACCGTCTCCTCCCTGTTGTACCAGTCGGCCTTTGCGGTGTACCAGTCCCACCACACGCGCACGGTCGCGGCCATGGTCGTGTCGGGCTTGTAGCCCGCCTCCCTTATCGCGTCCGTTATGCACGCGGGGATGGCGTGCTCGTTATCTGTTGCCATATCCTCGCACCTTCCTGCCGCGCGTAACCTCGGCCATCATCGCGTAGCGCACGGCGTCTATGCTGTGGTCGTGGCCGTCCGGGTAGTCGCTCACCCAGTTGCCGTCCTTGTCCTTGTCGAACTCGCAGAGCGCGAACTCCTCGAACGTGAGCGGGCACCTCGCGGGGTCGATGGCGATCTCGCGGAGCCCGGCGAGCCACTCGTAGGAGGGCTTGCGCATGTTCCCCTTGCCTGCCGCGCGGGCCCTCACGCCCTCGCGGTGGTACACGGCTATGTCGGCGGGGTTGGCGTCGTCGCAGAGCACGCGCTCGGCGTGGTAGTAGGGCCTGCCGCCCTCCACGTCGGCGAACGTGAGGGCGTCGCGCACGATTCCCGCCGTCTCCTCGGGAGGCGTCCTGTTGGCGCTGCGCTCGTCGTAGATCACGAGCCGGCCGCGCCCCGGTTGCCACTCGCACCTAACGAAGCGCCACGGGTCGGGGAACCATCCCCAGTCAACGCCGCACCTCGGGTTGTCGAAAGTCCTGATCTCCTCGTCGGTGATCGTCACGCGCTTTAGGTTCTCGAAGACGGTGCCGCCCGTGCCGGTGATCTCCCCAAGGAACTCCCAGAGGTAGTGGCGCGGGTGCTCCTCGCGCTCGTAGGCGGCGTCCTCGATGAACGCGGGCCCCAGCCAGTCGGCATGCCCGCCATCTATCACGTCGAGGTACGTGGAGTGGTTCACGAGGCAGGTCTGCTTGCGCTCCATCTCTAAGGCCTGCGAGTTGACCCAGCTCCACATGGTCTGGGGCGGGTTGTAGCTGTAGAACGTCCAGAACCGGTCACCGCCTCGCCTCAGCGTGCGCAGGAGGTTCGACACCTGGTCCCATCCGTCGAACTGGTCCAGCTCCTCGAACCATATGACCGCGCCGTACCCGCGCATGAACTTGGTGCCCTTGAGCTTGGTCGGGTCGTCGAGCCCTGCGAACTGGATCTTCTGGCCCGTCGGCGTGTAGGTGATCTCCATGGGTGAGACGGTCGCGCGGAACCACTGCGAGAGGCCGAGCGCGTCTATCGCCCATAGCATCTGGTTGTACACGGTGTTCCTCAGCGTGTTGGACACGCGCCGCAGGACCGTGGCGTTGACGAACGCGAACCGCACCACGAGCAGCACGACGCAGAGGCTTATGAAGCTCGACTTGGTGGACCCTCGCCCGCCCTTGGTCCAGAACTCGGAGTGCCCGTCCTCGGCGAACACGTCGGCGAGCACGGGGTGGAACTTGGGGATGCAGAGGTCGGTCGCGCGCACGGTCTCAGCCATCGGCCCTCCCCGGCTCTATGCCGAGCACCACTGTCGGGACGGTGGGCTCCACCTCCACGGTGCGCCGGTCGCTGTACTTGTCGGGCATCCTGTTCTTGAGGTAGAAGATCACGGCCGCCGTGTCTGGCGGGACCTGCCTCCGGACCGTTCTCTTGGTGACCGTCCCGTTGCTCGGCTTGCCGTCCCTCAGCTCGCCCTTGTACTCCTCCACGGTGTCCTCGAGCACCATGCCGGTGGCCTTCTTGAACAGGGCGTTCTCGATGGCCTCGCACGCGAGCAGGCGGCCGCGTTTTATGGCGTCGCAAATGTCGCCGTGGTCAACCATCCAGCGTTGGAGCGTGGCGCGGTGCACACCCATGTTCCGCGCCATCTCCTCGTTGGTGAGCCCGTTCGCCGCCCAGTTGACTATGCGCTCGATGTTCTCGGGCTCGGTCCACTGCTGCCACTTGCCGTTAGCCATCGGACGGGCCCCCGCCTACGTCAGAAGGGGATGTCCCCGTAGGTGAGGTCGCGCCCTCTCGCCCGGTTGCGTTCGACCTCTCGTCTCGCGCGCTCCTGTGCCGCCCGCTCGCTCCTTCGGTTGCGGGCGCTTCCCCCGCTGCCGCTGCCCTGCCTGCGGGCTCCTCCGCCTCCGCCTTCGCTACCGCTTGCCATAGTCTGGCCCTCCTCACGCTCTTCTTGCGCTTCCTGTTTCCCTGGTTGACCACGTCGTAGGCGTCGAGGATCCTCTGCGTCATTCGGTCGCAGAACTCGAACAGCCCGTCGTCCGGCGATATGTGCAGCTGCTCCACGTTGCCGCTGCTGCGCAGGTTCGCGCTCCCGTGCATGGTGATGTGGTTGCCCCTCAACGTCTCGACGGTGAGGGTCTTGCAGTGGACCCCGGCGAACGCCACGCGGAGCTCGAGCCCTTCCAGGTCCAGCTCCTCGAAGAGGTAGGGCACGAGGCCGGCCTTGTGGCTCTCGTGGGCGTACCAGTAGTCGGAGAGAACGAGGTCCAGGCGCTCCACTGGCATCATCTCAAGCACGTTGCGGATGCTGTCTATGTTCTCGTCGCTCATGCTCAGGGTTTGGATCCCCAGCCGGCGCACGCTCAGCTTCTTGGCGTCCACCAGCGCCTCGAGCAGGTCACCGAAGACGAAGTTGCCGGACACGAACGCGAAGGTCTCGTGCTCGTTGTCGATCACGAGGTCCCGCGCGAGGTCTTGGGCGTGCTCCCATGCGCACGTCTGCGGCCGGCGCACCACGGGGCGCGTGTACACGCACGTCTCGAGCGGATCCGCCTCCTTGCCCTCGAAGTCGAAGGCATCGAAGTCCATGTCGAAGTCGAAGCCCAGGTCGCCGAATCCCGCGAAGCCCATGCGCACCTCCCATCGTCTGCCGGTGGTGCAATGGTCCCGCACGTGTCGCCATGAAAAAGGGGAGGCGCCCGTGCGGGTGCCTCCCCTGATCCTCATGTCATGCCCCGTTTGGTTCTGTGGGCCACCTTGGAAGGTGTTTGATTCCGCCCTCCTCGAACTCTCGTGCTCCGTTTAGGATGTCGATTGGGCTGGATACTAGCTCCTGACCGATGATATATTGCGTTGACTTGAACACGCATACAAAGCCGCGTGCAATTGGCCTTCTCGGTCCTTCTTGATGTTCGCGATACTCTGAATAGATAAAATCGACTTGAGTATGCCACCCATATCCGTTTAACGTGTCGCAATGGCTGAACACGATCTGCATGCCATCGCATCCTTTTAGAAACTTGGCAAGCAAGTCGTCGGGGATCTCTATGGTGATTTGTGCCACTGTTCCTCCTATTCGCCGCGCATTGCCCGGAAGTTCGCGCGGAGCTGCCTGTGCGCCTCCTCTATGCCCCAGTAGCCGTATAGGTCCGCCTTCTCGTCCCTGTGGGCCTCAAGCCACCGGCTCATGATCTCCATGGCCTCGCATACGGTGGCCTCCTCGTGCCTGTCGAGCGTCCCGTTCTCCTTCATGGTTCTAAATCCTCCTTCCGGCGCTGCCGTCCTTCGGTCCCATGACGGAGCGCCACATCCCGTAGCTTGCCGCCTCGATTGCCTTGCAAATGACCTGCTCGGTCATGTTGTCCTCTCCGAACACCTCTCTGGTTGTCGCGAGCATCCGGCCATACACCACGAGCCCGTCTTTCAGGTTGCGGTCCTCGATGATCTGTTGGGCGATGCCCTTGTCGAATTCCTTGACGCTCTGCCTAATTTCGGCGGCCTTCCTTGCGTCTGCTTCCAAGAAGTCCTCTATCCGATACAGCCTCGATTCTGCATTCTGCACCTTGGCCGCAAGACTGTTAATCAAGGTCCTCGCCGTCTGCGATGTGGATATTTCTCTATCAGTCAGGGCGTTTTCGATAATCATCGCGGCCTTTGACTGTTTGACTTGTCCGCTTGCGCCGGCATTGTCGAGGATTTCGTGGAGGCTTTGCCCGTCCAATACGACCGGTTTGCCCAATTCGATGTTTATTGTGTCGCTCATCTCTTCAGCCTTTC